TAAGATAAGGTATTAAGAACCTGGGGCGATTAAAGGCGTTAGTGCCTGTATTATTCTTGTCGTTATAGAATTTAGCAAAATGCCGGTTGACTAGTGGTATAAATGAAACTGGGCCAGAGGCATGGTCCATCACAGACTGACAAAATGTGTGATAAGCGACAGACTCACGTTCATCATAACCGACAAAAATAGGGATCATTCGACCAGCACCCAAAACCCATTGTCGACACGCTGAAATGTGTTTAATTTGAACCTTGACAGGATTCTAGGAAGCCACCAATCCGCATCTTGCTGGATAAGATGCGCATTTCTCCCGTCATCCAGGAATTTCCCTGCTGGTCCGGTATGGATAGTGAAAAATCCGACTTCTAAGGTCAATTTTCTTAGCTCATCCAGTACATTATCAAGCAAATCAGGTTCAATATGCTCTAAAACATCGATACACGTCACCATCTGGGTAGGAATTGGCTTATCGGCATATTTAGGTATTGCTGGATCGTACATCTGGATAGCGCATTCATGGTCAGGATTGATATTTTGAGCTAACCGACCTTTTCCGCATCCATAATCTGTCAATTCAATAATGCCAAGTTTATCAATTAACTGCGTGACAAACGGTGCATAATGAACAGACATAACCCCATAATCTGGGTTTTCATGAAGCTTTTCTTGCTGCTTTCGGTAAGAATCTGAAATAGTCGCAGAGTGCATTTTTCACCTTATAAATAGCCGATTTCCAGTCGCCTTCTTGCTTGAAGACCTGAACAGAGTGGTACCAAAGAAACTTCTTCGTTGCATAGCGCCATTGAGACGTGTCTGGAACAAGCACCATACAATCTTTACCCAATGCGCCGCATAAATGGACAACGGCAGTCTGCATCGAGACGACCAGATCAAGGCTTTTCACTAAAGCGGCTGTATCGTCATAATCATCGGTTAATGTGCCGAATTTGTATTGCTTGATATCAATTTTATGCTTTTGGGTAAAAGCATCTATTTCTTCCTGGGCGTCTTTATATTGAAGACATACCCAATGTGCATCAATAGATTTAAAGATAGGCAGTAATGCTTCTAAGTCTAATTTACGAAATTGTCCGGCATTCCACTGTGTTCCGCCTGTCCAGGCTATCCCAATAACTGGCTTATCTTTCTTTTGCCAGAGAGATTTCCACATGCCTACACGTTCTGGATCGGCTTTTAGATAAGCTTTCCCGGTAAAATCTTCGTCTTTATTACGGTAAAATTGACACAACTCACCCACTGAGATAGAGGCGTCTGGATCTGTGACCCATGATTTATCTTGTTTTGTGCGAGTCCCGTATACTTTTGCATGAGGGAAAGATCGAGTATAAAGCCCTTCTAATCGTGGATCGCATTCAATCGTCACCTTGCAGTCTTTGATAATATCAGGCAGGACAGAGCCGAATGATATTTCGTCTCCGAGCCCTTGTTCGCCGTATACAATGACATTTTTACCTTTCGCGCCATCCCAAACTGGCTCATTTTTATATTGATAAGCAATGCGGTGACGTGTACCCATCGAATTTGAGTAGAGTTTCCAGCCTTCTTCCCATTCCATTGCAGCCAGTTTAATCATACCTAGATTATGTTTGGCCTTGGCGTAATCGGGTTTTAATTTAATCGCTCTTTCTGCGTAAGGTCTTGCTTTCTCGAATTCGCCAAAATTCACATAGAGAGCGGCAATATTGGAATTAATATGTGCTTTAGATTCTTTGTTATCCGTCAATTCTAAGGCTTTGTGATAGGCTGTAATCGCCTCTTCTTTACGATACATGGAATCACAGGCCATGCCATAGTTTGTCCAACATGCGCTTTCCTTTGGCATTATTTCGGCTGCATGTTTAGCCATGTAATAAGCCATTGGAAGGCGTTTAGCTTTTTCCATGATAAACGAACCAGTGACGAGAGCATGAGCATTATCAGGATCGTTAGTAAGAATATCCTGAATAATATTCCAGGAATCCTCATAGTTACCGCCTTCCGCGAGTTTTCGAGCCTGTTGGATTTTATTCATGATGTTTATGCGTCAGTTTCAGGTAAGGATAATTCTGGTTAATTTCTCGGCGAATGCGTTTCATAACAGAGGTATCTTTAGAAAAAACATCCAATCCCTTTTGCCGAAGTTCCATCTGTACGGTGACAGGGATAGTGGCGTAATGCCATAAACCGCGCTTTATCCCATTATCGGCAATGCCATTGTTTGCCAGTATCTTATTACGCTCGATGAGAGCAGAAACATCTTCCTGTCTTCGAATACGTAATATGCCTGTTTCTTCCTCATAAATTGATGTGTCTTTTATTCCCGTTTCAGGATTGTAATCGACCCACATAAAATCCCCTTTAAAAGAAAAGGCCCCCGAAGGGGCCTAATCATTATGCACAGCTTACCACTTTAGCGGATGCTTTCTCATTGCGTGATACAAGAGTGAATTCGCCCACGATCATGCGACGTTCAGCATCGCCAGTTTTAGCCAGCGTGACCATATTAGGTTGACGCAAGAAAGCGACAGCCCAATAGTTAGGATCAATCGTCAAGACAACCGTTGAACGGACGTGGCGATGCAGAATCACGGTGTGGTTGCCCACATCGGAAACATACATATCAGCCGCGCCAATAATGGTTGCCTGATTCTTGCCCTGGATATTGTTGTATTTAGTAGCAATACCCGCGAAAGCATCAATAGCCGCTTTCTGAGAAGTGCCAGTCAGTACAACAGAAGCATCCCCGCCTTGCGCCCACGCATCATTCAGAGCCGTCTTAAAGACGCCTTCAGTCAATACGCCAGTCGTGGTGCCATCAGTCGGAGCAGCAACAAGACCGCCAGAAAAGCCCGGAGTGGTTGAACCAGAGGTCGTGGTAGACAAAACCTCATTGGTTGCCATCCAGGATTCCATAGAGGCCAGAGCGCGACCTGTAGCCGCACCACCAGCAGACGACGCCTGATTTCGAACAATGGCATATTCCATGTCATTTTTCAGTTCACGCATCTGCTTGATAGCTTGGCGTGCAACTTCTGAGGCGCGGCCAGCTTTCTTCACCTGCTCCAGGGTGCCGGAGATGGTGAAGTCTTTACGCACGATCTGGCAGTAGTTACCAGCACGAGTGGGGGCAGTGTAAGAGCTTGCGCTTGAAGCCAGATCGTCGCCTTCAATATTGATATTGGCTGCGGCAGCTGCCAGTGCATCCATTGTCCATTCGTGGTAGACGCCGGTTGCATTGACCTTATCAAAATTGGTCAGGCAGTAGGTGTCTTCTGGGTAAAGTTCCCAGATCATGTCTTCGAGGTCTTCGCGGAGTCCTCCAGCAGACCCCATCGAGATTGCTGTTTCGGTAGTCGTAATAGTAGCCATTTCATTTATCCTTTAGCGATAGACTCGGCCAGCATGTTCTGAATTAACCTTGCTTTCGCGGCCGGGTCTTTTGTTTGTCTGATTTGCTTCTTCATATCAGCTTTTGGATTTGTCTTAATTTGTGCACCGGGTTTGGTGATTTTTGGCAAATTCCTGACCTTGTTAGAAGCAATGTCTTTGTTTGAAACCAGCTCATCATATAGACGAGCTTTCTCTGCAAGAACGATGATACGATGGTCATAAGCCTGGCTGATTTCATCGCTGTTAAACCCATTATTACCAAGGTAATTGGAGAGGGTTTCAGCGGATTTTTGATCCCAGCTAGGTAACTTACTGATCAGGGCTTCACGTTCTTGCACTAGACGTTCCCCAAGCATTTGCTGATATTTCTCGGATTGTTCACGCTGAAGACGCTGGTTTTCTTCCTTTGTCTGTGCGCGGAGTCCCTTGAAATAATCTTCTGCCTGCTTCTTTTCAGCCAGTTTAGCGGCGTACTCAGCAGGATCTTCCATGCGAAGGGTCTGCCAGTCGATTTGATTGAACTGGCTTGTATACGCATTTTCGAGGGTTTCTAGAATAGAGTCCGTTTCCTTAATACGCTCTGCGTATTGTTGGTTTAACGTCTGTTTTTCTGCCTCAAAATTGCGTTTTAATTCTGCGATTTCAGACGTCTTTTTCCGGTAATCCGCATCTTTCATGTAGCCATCGCGGAGTTCCTTTAAATTGACCTCTATTGGCTCGCCTGCCACTGAAACCTTGGTTTTAATGGTGTCCATAAACTTATCGAGGTCCATTCCGGTTGCCTCGGCGAGTTCACTTAACTCATTAAAACTGAGTGCCTCTGATTCCTCTTCGGGTTGTTCAGATTCCTCGGTTTCTTCAATTTCTGGAGTCTCCTCCGGTATTTCTTCCTGCGGTTTTTCAACAACAGGTTCCCCGAATAACAGGGATTCCATACGACTTTCTACGCTTGGTGTTTCAGTGGATTCCGTTGCCGGATTGTCCATAATTACCTCCATCTAGGGGATTAGCCTGTCTCTCGACAGTCAGTGTTTTAGCCTCTCCAGGAGAGACTTTTTCTCCATAGCGACCTTGCCAGCCTTTACGGCTTGTTCGAACTGCCGTTTGAAGTCTATTAACGTCGCCAGTAAAAGCTTACATTTCATTAATTCTTTAGTGTCATCGACTTGCGAATTCTTCCAGCGATTCAGAATTTGAGCCTCCATATCGTGGAATATTTCCTGTATAAAGGGATCTTCTATGAATTTCTTAGCTTTATCAGCTTTTTCTAATTCATTCACCGGATTCCTCCGGCATATCGCCAAAGACTTGTGGGTTCTGTATTTTCTGGTCCATTGCTTTTAACAATAGCTGAACTTTTGCATTCATCTCGGCGATTTCTTCGCGTGAACGTCTGTCGGCCTCTGCATTGGCTGCGCTAAACTGGGCTTTGAAATTCTCCATTTCGTTCTTATTCGCCATATCGTGCATTTTCAACTGAGCCTGGTATTCTTGCTTTAATTGTTCCATCTGGTTGCTCATTTGCTCGATCTGGAGTTTATATTGGGACTTGATATGCTCCATCTGTACCAATGGATCTTGTTGTTGCTGAGAATTCATGGCTTGCTGTTGCTTGAATTGCTGTGCCTCTGGACCGTCTGGGTCCTGGAAATACGGATCTACAGATTGCATATCCGCCAAACGGATTTGCTCTTCCATCGCATTATAGATATTTTTAGGTGTGACTAATAAACCGCCAAGTCCCATCCCTAAAAAGTCTTTCTGGTTTTGGATAATATTTTGAACTTGCGCAAATTTCTTGTCACGCTGACCCGATCCCACCCCGACATTAATCCGCATCTGGGTTCTTTCTTTCCACTCTCGTGGATTAACGGGGATCCATTGACTGTTCAGCTTGATAACATCATCGAAGTCTTGATACTTCATCAGTGTAGCATGGAGCATTAAAAACATGCGTTTCATGCCTTCAGCGAATAAACGTGCGACGAGCTCCATACGCGCTTCTGAAGCGGTCATGACACGTTCTATTCCGTGAGCGGTATCATTACTTACATCATAATTCTGTCCAGAAAGATTCCGATTAATGCCGGTTCTATTCTCTTTGACCTGATCAAGATAACCGATTAAATCAAAGCTGGTCGAAGGTAATGGAGTAGGAGATTGAAATGAAGCATGGTCTCCAACGCCATTCATCCCCGAAACTCGAATAGGATATCCAGGTGCAGGCGTTAGCAAATCCTCCATGTTTACGGCTTCATCTACAATGACTTTGCCGTTATTCATGTTATACATATTGTCTAGCAACTGACGGACAACAGTGGACTTTACAAGCTGTAAGTCCATCGTATTATCAGCCATTGAAAGACCGTAAAACTTATGTGGTAATGGATAAGGCGTAATAGCGACAAATGGGATAAAATCAACTTCCTCTATCTCAAGGATGGTATTTTCTACCATCATGACTTTGACTAATTCATCAACGCCATCATTGTCCTTATCTACTCGATAATAAGCCTCAGTCAGCCAATAAAGATCATGATTGCCATAAACGGGTGATTCTTCTGCGTAGAAGTTTCTGGCGAGTTCTTCCATTGATTCCGGTGCGCCATCACCTGATATTTGCGTGAGGTCAGATTCTTTAAACCCCATCGCTAGTAAGTCTGTTTTAGATTGTCGCGTGCGTTGAGCGACAAAATAAGCATCTCTAAGGTCTATGCCATCCGTCCGGTTTGAGACGTAGAATGTGCCGGGAGGGACGACAGCAACCTTGGCACAGCCCTCCTTTTTAGTGTATTCCACCTTAATATCATGAAGTGTAACGCCTGTTTCATCGTCCAGGTAGGTATCATGCTCAACAGGCTTTAAATCTGGGTCTTGGAGTAATTGAGCAAGCTGTATATCAACCAGACCTTCATATTCTTCCGTTCGGTCTTCCGCCTTTTCTTCGTACCAGACCTTTACCACGCCATTTTTCTGAACCAGCGCATCCCAGAACCAGTCATGGATAATCTGAACGCCATTATTTTTCTGGAAGAAAACATGGGAGACATATTCCGTCTCTTGTTGGGCTAAGAGCTCATCTTGTGGTCCCATTGGCTCAAATTCGACCGCATTTTCAGACACGGCAAAGGTCTTAATGAGCATGGGAAGTGCAGCGCCCACGGCATCAGCGACTTCTGTGATGACGACCTTAGAGCGTCCTTCGATTTCATTGCCGAATTCTTCGCCAAGGTAATACCTTAATGCTTTGGCTCGATCTGAGGCAATCTCACTATTCTGGTATCCTATAGAGATTTCCATCTCTTTTAAGACTGCTGCACCTATTTCGTCATCTGTCATACGATATGTCTTGTGTCATATTTAATCTTTTTGAATTTCTGAGTCGTTTTTACTAATCCGGGGAAAAGCTCAGATAATACCCAAATCCAGGAATCTGCTCTATTTGGAGAGGAATCACCCAAATAACCTACGGTGGAGAATGAAGATAGTTCGTCTTCTAACTCAGGAAATAATCCAACATGACGAATTTTCCCCTGTTCATAAAGCGCAGAAAAAGGCTCAGCCCTGACGACTTTTCCTCTTGTGGCCGTAACATGCTTATAATTACATGCTCTTCCGCCGACTTCTTTTCTGGCAACTTGGATAGTAGATTCTACCATCGCGCCACCATAGTTCTGTTCTCCGACAATGACATCAGCATCGTGACGATCATAAGCGTTTACTGATACACGTCCCCAGGTCGCTGGACCGGCTTTTACCGTACAATCCTCAAGAAGATAGGCATTTCCATCCGTTCCCAGAGCGCCAACAGTAATTCCGATAGCATCGTTATCCGCGTTATCAATATCGCCTGAACCTGAAGGATCGACGCCAACAACAACCCTTACAAAATCTGGGAGATTTCCTTTTAAATGACGCCACTTCTCAATGTCATCCTCAGAGAAAAGCTGATTAGGCGTGGCATCAGCGAATTCACCCCGTAAAAACCGCTTTTGCAATTTAGGGCTCATATCTTCTAAGGTTTTTAGATATTCCTCGCTGATATTCTCAAGATTATCCTCAGGATTCATCTGAAAATAAGCATAATCTTCAGGATTAGCGAGCGGCTGGCGAGTATCAGGATCAATATGTTGGATAAATACCTTATAACTCCAGTGAGACTTGCTGGGTGGATTGCAGTCATAGTACATTTTAGGTTTTAAAGGCTTGGGTTTATGACCTTGTATAACCTGGTCTACTTTCTGAGCTAAACGAGTAATAGCAAGTCCCCTGGAAGAAAAAGGAATTTGGCTCACTTCATTTAAGAAGATGGTCACATATTCCTGACCTAATATCTTCTCAGTCCTTTCTTTATCGTCTAATCCACCGAACCAGATTTGAGATCCGTTTGGAAATTCAACAAACCAGTCCGTTTTATTCAGATCATATATAACCTCAGGAAAGGCTATTTCCATGACCTTGGGGAAAGTGTCATAGACAATCGAAGCCTTAACTGCGTTAAATCTGAACCTTAATACCGCATGGCGGCTTTTAGGTGCTTTTAAAGCTCTGACAGTAATAGAGCGAATGATTAAAAAAGTCTTTCCAGACCGAGATCCGCCACCTAAAAGGATATGGACTGCATGACTAGCTAATATCGCCAGTCCTTGTTTCTGTTTCTGAGTGAGATTCAAAGGTCTTCATCGCCACTATTCAGAGTTACAATGAAATTTCCTTTAGCTTCGACGGTTTGCGTAGCTTTACCATCTACTCGATCACCGAGCTCTTTAATAGCCTGAAGGTCGCCTTCTTCAGCCATATTCAACAATTTATCAGCAATTCGACGCAATCTATCAGGATCTCCTTGAGCAATAGCCCGATTAATTGTATTGCGCCACAACCTATTGTCTTTGTTTGAGTTTGTATTGCCCTCTGGGGCTCCGACTTTATTAGTTTCCATGATTAGTTCCCATAGGGTTGACTAAGATAATACATATATAATGTAATGTTATTTCTTTTTCTTTTTCCCGTGGTAATTTTTCATTCCAGGTGCTGCTTGGGCTTTACGGGCTAATTCACCAATAACGCCACCCGGGACGCCTTGGGCTTCCAGTTGGGCAGATCGGCCACCATAATCGAGTTTATTGGACTTACCTTTAAAGGACCCCGTTTTTTTAATACTGGTTTTTTTCATACTTAACTCCTGTTTTGAGCAGTATCTAGCCATTC